CCGAAAGCCGTACCCCAAAGTTTCGACCGATTCATGGATAACGCATATGAGTGGCTGGTCTCTGGTTCATCAGCTGGCATACCTACCGCGCTCAAGAACTCTCCGATGCGTGATCTTGTATTGAAAGAATACGGTTTGAGCCCTAGACCCACCAAGCGTTCGGTTATGGAAGCAATCCCGCGAGACAAAGTGTTGAAAATCTTGACTGAAACATCGCCGAAGATTGTGGCAAAAGCACATATGAAGCTGAACGAGACAGGAGGTAAAGCTAGGGCGATATACGGTGTGACGTTATGGCATTACATTTTCTCTAATTGGCTGATGGCTCCGGTAGAGAAACACCTAAACCATCGTTCGGTAGACATCAACCTAGACGGGTCGGCGATGCTCACCGCTACGCTGCACCGTTTAGGCCAAGTCGAGGCGAACATGGTCTTTAATTCCTACGACTACCCTGACTTCAATTCAATGCACACTTATGATCATATGGCCTCGATTTACAGGGCCGCTAAACGCTGTGCTATGAAGGAACTCCGGCAGAGGAGAGGAGCACAGGTCTCAGACCAAGACCTGGCGCTCATAGAACGCGGGTTTGATTGGTTGATTGAATCAGTTTACCACCAGTACGTCATACATCCAGACACAGGGGCAATCATCAAAACGGCCAGCGGTTTATACAGTGGCAACCGCGACACCACTCTTGTCAACACATTACTGAACATAGCTTACGCTTCTGTCACAGATAGGTCAATGGCACACAAGTATGTTGATCCCGGTGTGGTTGAGCGTCTATGCCACGGTGATGATATCATCACAGTGCATCGTTCACTACCAGGAGCGATGCTATGGAACGATGAAGCGGCAAAGTGCAACCTTAAAGGTCAAGAATCGAAGCTGATGATAGACCACAAGCACCACGAGTACTTGAGAATCATGGGGTGTGACGATGTCAAGCTGAGGGGGTGCCTAGCGAGGTGTGTGGCCACATACGTGAACGGGAACTGGGAGACTGAGCGTGTAGTTGGCGTTTGGGCCAAGTTGCAGGAAGCGGCAAGCTCTCTAGCGACGTGGATCAGAAGGGGCGCATCTAAGGAGACCGTGCAGGAGCTCTGGAATATCAGCCGGTATCGAATGCTGACAGAGACCTACAAGTTTACGCCCACAGACGCTAAATCACTCAACATCCGGGATAGTCCTCAGTCTTCAAACGCAGCGACTCTTTCCTACGAAAAGCTCCCCGCCAACGTAACCAGCCCGTACGTAAGGAAGCTGGTGGCAGAGCTACCCCACGATCTCAGGCCAACCAGCAAAGAGTTGGGTCAACTGCGTAGGGTACTACAGAAGTCTACATACGGCACCGAACTGCCGTTGACTTACCAACAGACGGATCTTACCAAAATCAGCGATGGTGCGATTGAGACGGTCCGAACATTGGGTGGGGCTGCAGGAAGGGTATTCAACAGCCCTGATTACCACAAGCTCAAACTGGAAGGTACGGCAAAATCGGACTGGCAGCTTAGGAACCGGATAAAAGCTGTCTACCATCTGCTATCTGCAATAGATTTGAGAGGACGCTCGATGTCTAAAATTGAATTGATTTCTGCACTCACAGGAGCCACACGCGCGACAGCAGCTCGGGTACTTGAGGCAGACGCAGAACTGGAAAGGTCAGCAAAGTCAGCACCGAGGTGGGATCTCCCAGCGGAACTCGCGTCAACCATAGTCGAAATTGAGTGGACCCAAAAAAGTATTTTAGGAGCATGGCC